GCCCCGTCAGACATGGGAGATTGTATTACGAGAAAAGAGGGCAAAGTAGTTTCGCCTTCTATCGTAATTACGGTGTTGTAATCATAATGATCGGCATCCTCAAGCACGTCTGTTCTAGTTATGAGAGGTATATCATCTTCGCGCACCATAGTAGGAGGGGTGTATTCATAGACAATACTATCAGAGTCGCCAGACCACGTTGGGTCATCCGTGCTCAAGGTTGTAATTGTGGTGCGCCACTCATACTGAATCACGACCGAAAATACCTGACAGCCATGAGGATCGGTATATGCCCATGTAACGTCATACGGGCTGTAAGTCACGGCGTAGTATCGATGATAATTCGTATGATAGGTGACGTCTACTCTTCGTAGAAACTGTTCCCCATAGAAGCTAAATGAGCTAACAGATACTTCCTCTGGTGTTTTCCCCAATGCGGGAGAGATAAGCCTTCCGGTTGTGCTATTCACCGTATAATACAATCCGTCATCTCCTAGATAATAGAAGAAGGATTTGAAAGCACTTACCGTTTTAGTTAATTTTGTTCTTCCGTCATCCGCGATGATATCGCATGTCCCGTCAAGAAGAGGCTCATACAGACGAAGGGTTGCGTTTGTGCCGTCAGCTTCGTAGGTTCCGTCATCCTGCCGTACCCCTTGATAGATTGACCAACCAGTATGAGAAGCGTTAATAGAGAACTCTGCCGGTATCTTCTTTCCATTCTCGTCCGTCCCGTTGATAACCGACACAGTGCAGTAGTACCCACCTTCCACATCGGGGTCTTCGGTCATCAAAGACAGGTCGATGGTCGTGGTTCCGGTTTCAAACGGCGGTAACTTATCCCATGTCATCTTTTTGCCCACGGCTCTCTGCATCCTTTTTGGTGGTGATATCCTTATACAGTCTACAACATCGTTCATGATATAGTCAATCGTTGTTCCATCAGGTAGCATCCTTGTTATGCTTCTGGACGGTTGAGAGAAGGATTTACGCATGTTCTCTTCATGGGTAAGGTAGTACGCCGCGATGCCCATAAAGCTCTCACCACCTTGCGGTACAAACCATCTGATAGGCTTTTTATCCGCCACCGTCCTAGATATTCCTCTTGAGAAGTTCCACATTCAGAACCATGTCGTAGAGTTCAAAATCGGCACCAGCGATATTACTGAGTTCTAGTTCAAAGTACCGTCCCTTCTTGCCTTTGCCGACATTGGTTTTCAGGTTCTTAATCCTGTCGCCTACGGTTGCCGTGAGAAGGTAATCATGAGGTGTACCGTCATCGGATGTGACTGTCAGGTAATAAGAACCGTCACCCTTCATTGAGAGATATGCGTCCGTCACCTTCTTGATGTTGGGAAGGTCGAAGTCGTTATTGCCGACATTGAGATATGCCTTGATATCCGTGCTGTTGTCCTTGTTGCCTTCCAGAAGAGTGATGCCATTGGAACCAGCCGCGAGATGTTTTCCCTTGAAGGTGCAGAAGGAATTGAACGGGAAGTTGTCGTATTCGGTGATTGCCGAGTTCTCCGTGTTCAGGACGTAGCATCTGAAAGAGGTCGATTGCTGAACCAGGTTCGCCACAATCTGAAGCAGAGGTAGAGTCTCATCAAGAGTGTGAAGCAAAGGCCCGTGAGCATAAGCACTGATGGTAAGGACAGGGACGGATTCCGATACCGTACCCGTGTTGATGGTTTTACCGACAAAAGTAAAGATCGGTAAGGTAGCAACTCCCTGTGATATCCCACCATTGAGTAGTGTTGCGCTTACGGTGAAGAAGGGTACATCACAGTCGCCTTCAGAGATTTCGCCCGTCAGAGATGAAGCAGAAGCCGTAGGAAGAGGCAAATCTACATCAAGGGCACTGTCGGTCTGATATCCTGTGAGCGAAGATATCGTGAAGATTGGGAGTGTACAATCTCCGGCGATGACGGTAGACTGCACAGCCGTTGCCGATATCGTGAAGACGGGTAGGAATTCATCTACATCCGCGTGAGGAACATCGACGTAGCAGTTTACCAAAGAGAGAAGAGGGAGGGATTCAACCACACCATCTGCACCCGAAACGATGGTCAAGGGTGGAAGATTATTGTCACCAGCAAAAGTAAGCACAACAGCCGGAGTTAAGGAGGCGGCGAAAGAACACCAATTATGATCGTTTCCACTGCATGACCACGACATTGTGGTTGTAGTAGAAGAAGCAATTTCTCGGGATGACATAGAAGTCGCAGAAGATTCAAAATGATCGAAGTAGTTCTGCGTTTGGTCATCTCCGGCAGTCACAGTCAGCAAGTGGAAATATGAAACAATATCAATAACCAAATCTCCGCTTTCGCTGGTTACATCAACGGTGGGAGAGTATCCAGTTCCGTTTGCGGTATTATAAGCACGGAATGGATTTGCTTGGTCAACTCCAAAAAGAGAAACGGAACCAGCAGAGGCGTAACCCAAAGTTCCCGTTTTTGTAATTGAGACTATGTACTCACCTTCGGGCGGGGCTATCAAATACCACATCTGCGCTCGACGGTAGCTCAACTCAGCTTCGCCGTACAGGGTCAGAGACACTCCGTTAAAGGTTACGGCAGTAACATCATCGTCAATGTGCATCCCAAGAAGAACAAGAAGAATCTTGTTATTTCCTGACCCCACAGTATGGTTCCACGTTGTATCGGATGCCGCACTGCGATTGGCTATCGCGTCAAGACTTATCGCCATTCAAGCTCCAAGAAAGGGAAGGGGATTTCTCCCCCTCCCGTGGTTGTTTAAATCATACCGGAACTACGCCGCAGGCTGAGTGATCTGGAACGTACTTATCGTCTGCACTGCGCCTGAAGTGATGGACAGCGAACTCATGTTCAACTGAGAACCTGAGGTCGCGCAAGCTCCGTCAAGACGGCAATCTGTCGTGCTGGAAGCCCCACCATCCCCCGCCTGATACAACCTGAACCATCCGGCAGTACCGGAGGCAACGGCTGTTCCAGACCATGTTTCAGCGGCGGCCTTGGAGATAACACCGGAAGCCGCATCGTCAAACTCAAGCCCCGTTGCCGCGCCATCGGAATAGATGGTGACAAGCAAAGTCCCGCTTGGTGCGTCGTCCGCACTCGTGGGTTGTGTGCCGGAATAAATGCTGATGAAACCATCCTTAAAGATTGCCTGAAAACCAGCGTCCACACAGTCACAAACAACGGTATCGAAACCGGAGTATTCATCCGTAGTCGCATCCGTCGATTCAAGGGTTATCCTTGTGGTGGTTGCCGTGGCGATGAAGATATAGGTCTTGAGTGCCCAATCCGCATCCGTCAGTGCCGCCGATTCAAAGATAGCGGTGGGAGCCGCCGTTGTGCCTATCTTGATCTTCCCGCTATCTGCTGTGCCTTTCTTGAAGTATGCCGACAGTTTGTAGGTGTGGCCGATCTTCGTGGTAATGTCCTGATAGGCTGAACCTGCGGCATCACCCGAAGACTTTACCCTCATGTGGTTGCCCGACTGACCGGACGTTTCTGAAGAGAGCGTAGCCCCTGATGCCGTCCATCCTGTCGTGGCTGAAGTGAATGTCCCATTCGTGATAAGGTCGGTGACTAATCCAAGAAGCTGATTCCGTAAAGCCGTCGAAAGTCTGAGAGCCATGATTATATCCTCCTGTTAATTTGATTTCCTGATTTACTCTGCATCCATTGTTGCGATGGGAACGGTTATCTCCGTATCCCCGTAACCCTGATTCATTTCCTGCCTGTCTCTGTCCTCACCCTTCAAGGTAAAGAGATACTGGTCTGTGCCTCTCTCCTTCCTGACAAAACCTGCGCCTGAATACGCGGGTTCGTAGATGTAGGAATCACGGGACTTGTTAATCATCTCCCCGCCCTTACCGCCGATACAGATTCCCTTGGCTGAAGCGAAGACAATCAAGGTCTGCATTGTTTCGTTGTTGCCGACATCAGGACGGAGAACTTTCTGCATGGTTCCAAAGATTGCCCCGTAGTCCGCTTTCTGGTCGAGCTTGAAAGCCTTCAACTGAGCATTGTCTTGGGCGAACGTGATCTCGTTGTCAGTGCCGAAGTAGATTCCGTCATTGACCGCGCCGATCAAGGTAAGGTCGCTCTCAAACTGCGTGTATCCGTTGGACAGGTCGCAAAGTTCGTACTTGAAGGGTTCCGTTTGCCAACAGACATCGAAGGAACCGATAAGGATTTTCCCGTTGTGATATTCAAGCATCTGTCCGGCAGGAGGTGGAGAAAGGAACTGCGTCTTTAGCATCGCTCCTGACAGGCTGTCTTCCGTGAGATAATCAATGGTCTGACCCGATGTATTGCTCAGGGTGTAAGCCTTGTAAAAGATTTCGCTGTCCCTGCGAGTGAGATAGACGTTGATCTTGGATACCGCGGAATCGCCTGATGCCGTAATGCCTGTTATCCTCAATCCCTGATTTGCTGTCACTGCCAAGACCGACGACTCGCAAGCACCTGATTCCTGTCCGTCATTTCTGACATAGGTGTAGACCACCTGATAAGTACCGGAGAGCAGGCCACCGGGAATCGAGGTTAAGACCGGGGAGGTCGTCGGTACGGGCAATCCCCATGACCTGCTGACTCCGTTTTCAATCACTCCCGAGATGTTCCCGTCGCTGTAATAAATCTTGTTGTCAACGTTGAGATACGCCATTGACAGACTACCTTGAATATCGCTCCTAATCGTCGTGGAACCCTGTAGGGAATCGTTTAGGCGTTTAAGATACGAACCTTCACGGTAGAGGCAAATCTTCCCGTCAGACCAAAGGGAATGGCAATCAGAGCCAGCAAGGGAAGTCTGGTATCCCTGCCTTCTTCTAGGACGCTTGGCGTTGTCGATGTCGATGTTCTTGGCACGTTTGAGATAGTACCCGACTGACTTGAAGTTCTCCTTGATATGGAGGTCTTCGGAAGGGAGGACATTGTTCAGCCCTAGAAAGTCCCTAATAGTGA